CATGTCTCGTGGGCTCGGAGATGTGTATAAGAGACAGTTATATATCTTTGCATTCAAATTTCAAAAAATGATATACAATATGAAACAACGAAGTATTAATATTAACGATTTGGAGAATTACCTTTGTGACGGTATTTCTATAAGAGAAATTTTAGATGAAGGTTACTATGACGCTTTATTAGTTTTAGAGTGGAATGAAACTTATTTTCCTAATGAAGATAAGAGGCTTAATGACGATATGAGAAGTTATCTTTTGGCTTCTTATGAGAAAGAAAGTCGACAAGCTATGAAGAATAGTTTGTAAATTTAGTAAGGCGAGATGTGTAAAACTATCCCGCCTTTTATTTTGCTCGTTGGTGTCAATTCGATAAATTTGTAATTGAAACTAAATATCTGGGGTAAATGAGTTTAAAAGGATGTTCTTACGCGCGTCGTGTTGCTGAGGTAAATGCAATTTACGACGAATACGCCAAAACCGGACTGTCTAACCGGGAGATTTGGCGCAGATACATTTATCCTATTTATGGTATCACAGAAAAGACCTTCTACAACTATATCAATGCCGCGGCCAACCCCAAGGTGGCGCAAAAAGTAAACGAATTACAGCTTAGCCTTTTCGACTGATAAACTCAGGCGGAACCGGATGTTTAACCAGTTTCTTCACCGCCGAATCGTCATACAAAAGTGTTTGATAAACCTCCGTATCGTCCAGTATTTCCTCGTGATCGTGACAAGGTATAGATGCCGACCGCTTGAATGAACCCCAATATTCGCCAGTGAACCCGTGCAGGCAGCGGTTTATCTTGTCGAGCAAATCCAGGTGGAACTCCTCACCGTCGTATCCTTCCGGCTGGGCGATCGTCAGGATGTGCAGCCCGACGGTCAGGTCCGCATCCTGCAACCCGGCTTGCTGGTGTCGCCATGCCAGGCGTCCGAACTCAATAAATACGGCGGGCATCGGGAAATGTGCTTCTTCTTCGATAAATTCTACCTGCCGGTTCCACAATCCGAAATGTTTTATTGCAAAATCGGGCGTTTCTCCGGCTTCTATCATTTGTTTGATACGTTCTTCCGATACCAACTCGATGTCGCCACTGTCGGCCATTAAAAGGCGCGACAAGCGTTTCTTTAGTTCCTGGTATAAAATCTTTCTCATTTGTCTATGATTGGATGGTTCTTTAAATATTCCTCAAAGTTCTGTTCGGTTATTTCCCGGATGATCCGGTCGGTATTGCGTCCGGATCCGATAAAGCGGCGTTCGGGTATCTTGATGGCGGAGCCGACTTTCTTCAATGCCATCGCCAGGTAAAACTGTTCCTTTTCGGACAGTTCCCGGTTGCGTTTGTTACCGCGGCGTTCGCCGTTCTTCTTGTACTGGTATTTACCCCTCGTCTCTTTTAGCCTTCCGAAGAAATATCCCTTCATCTTCCTTGTAACCTTAATTTCCCCGCCTTCATTATGAATCTGCGCGTAGGGCAAGTTAGACGAGTACACCAGCTCGCCCCGACGTTTCCGGCTTCGGATGCTTCGACGTAACCCTCCAGTGCGTTGCATGAGTGAACCCACACCGTCATCAAATTTCCTTTCGGGCCATTCCTTTTCATCGAAAAAGGCTTTCCGCTCGAAATTCCGGTCAAATTCCTCGTCAAACTCGACTTTGATGTCTTCAATTGACCGGTCAATAACCTCTTTCTTAAAATCTCCGTCCATAGGATTGGGTTTTAAATTATTAGTTGTATATTTGCAGTGAAAAGCGAGTGAATTGTGTGGGCTAAGCTGGTCAAGAACCTAAGGGGCCGCCGATTTATTCGCTTTTTATTTTGTCTGTTACCGAATACAGAAAACGGTCGTACTTTTTCTTGCCGTCCCTATTTTTAAATTCAGCTTCTGCCACATTTAGATATACCGTTTTACCGTTAATTTTTCCTTTTAAATAAAAGAACCGTTTCACCTTATCTTTCCGTGTGTGACTTAATCTGTCAGATGTTCTGACATAAACAGATTGTTTCAATACGTCGTCTAGATGTGCTAAATCGTCCGGTTTTAATACAGACGACCGCCCGAAGGTGTCACTGTATAAGTGCTTATTCCCTTCTTTGGTGAATCCGATACTTTTCTTTACCCCGTCAATCTCTAAAACAACCTTTTTTTTCAAAAGCGGTTGCATTTCCCGGAGGTAGTGTTTCCGTTCGATGGCAGCCTGAGATTTGGCGATGTCCCCGGCGCATTCATGAATGATCGGGCAGGCGGCGCAAAGTTCGTTGCTGGGAATCTTTGCCAGTTCCAGCCCGTTCTTTTTGCAGGTGGCACACTTCTTTATTGTGTACGAGTTGTAAGCCGGATAAGCCGCACGCTGTTTGCCCGGATTGAAGCGGAACATTTCGGCGTATTTACCCTCGGTTGCCTTATCCCCGGCTTTCATAGCTTCTTTGCTGTCAGTTGCCTGGTATTTGGCGGCGCGTACCTTTTGGACGGTACAACGACAGTTAAAACCATTCGGAGGATAATATTTGTCCCAGAACGGGTCAGAAGCCGGCAGCGTAATACCGTTCATTTCCTGATGTGCGGGGCGTACCTTCTTATCCCCCGCTGTACGGTATTGGAGTAAATAACGACCCTCGCCGTCGTCCTGCTGTTCTTCCCACTTGGCAGCCATTTCCGCACTTTGCACGGCGAAATTGTATTCAGTTTTCAAATAGTGTTTGTTGTAAGCCTCATTAATCTTTTGAACGTCATTTGAAAACTGTTCAAACGGCTTTAAATCGCCGTTTTCGTCCAGCAGCAGGTTTGCGGCTTCTTTCATTTCGTGAAAAGTCTTGAATCCGGAGAATACTCCGGCACTTTCCCGAAGGCTGGAGACCATCTCTTCCGACGGCGATTCCTGTATAATACCACGCTCAATGCCTTTTGAAAGGTAAGCCGCGGTTTCCTCGATCAATCGGCGGACCGGCTTTTCTTTCAACATGCCTGCTCCGAATATCCGCTTCCCGTGCAACCACTTCATCGCCTTTTCGAAGGCGGATTCAACACCCGACACGTCAGGGTAATCGTCAACGTCGGATAATTGCAGGTTTTCCTCCAGATATAGCAAACCTATTCTTTTGTGCAGCCCGGCATAATCATCCGGGCTCAGTCGAAAAAAGGTTGTGCCAGTTGTGCGGAAGTGTCCGGAACAGTCTTTTTACCAATAATGGGAACGCCGTATTTGTCGATGAAATATTTCGGGTCAACCTCGTAGCGGTCTGCAATCATCTTTTCGTATTCCAACTGCTGTTCCGGCGTATAGTCCACGCTGTCGTCCCATTCAAAGTGCAGCCCTTTTACCGGAAAACCGTGCTTTACCATGCGTGGCAGGAGCTGGTCGTTTACGATGTCTTTTACGAGGTCGGCATCCTTTTCGACCACATTCTCGAACACTTCCAAATGGACTTCCGACTGTGAGAGGCTGCTACCGTTGTCGATGGTCATTGTCTGGTTCAGGATACCTTTTGACAGTTCCGAGTTGGCCCGATCAATACGTTTGTCATAGACGTTGAAGGCATCGCCCCGTGTCGTCTCCTTGATGTCAATATCGGTTCCGTCCGGGAACAGGCCCCATGCGGCCGCACCCATAGAGGCCAGCATGTTCTCTATCTGACTCCTGTCTTTCGGGTCTCGTGCCGTTGTTTTGGCGATACGGATTGGCATACCGAATATTTCCCCGAACTGGTCCCAATAGGCAAGCATATTCTTTTTCGGTATGGTTTGCGTTGCCGCTTTCAGGTATAAGCCCAAATCCTTCGGCTTACCGGCTTCCACCACCCAGTCGGCCATAGGTCCTTCCCGGTAAGGCATACCCAACCTCCATTCGTCGCTCTGTTCCCGGATGATTACGCCGTATTCCGGTATTACGTGCTTACGGTTCACCAGTTCTACGCCCGTGTAACGCATTTCCCCGTCGATGCTCACCACATCGCCGAGCTGGATAAGCGAATGTCCCCAATATCGGGAATCCAGTATATAACCGACCAAATCCTTGAACCAAACCGCTTCAAAAAGCCGGGTAACATCATCGTTCTGTTTCCCTTTGGCATCTACGAGTTTGAAGCCTTTCTTCTGAACGAATCCCTTACGCTGGTCCACACAACCGCAAAGATGCAGATCTACTTCCACATCCCGGTAAATATCATACAACCGTTCCCGGCGCGGGTTTTCGATGTCGATAGCCTGTTGCCACGCCTGACGCCATGAACGCATATCCTTTTGCGTCAAGGCTTCGGCCTGGAGCTTCAGTTCTACCGTCAGCGACTGGAGCCGACGACGGTCTTTTGCCGATGCCAGGTTGAATCCTCCAATCTTCATGCCTGGATTATATTTGTTTCTTTTTGCCATAATCTACCATATATAAGTATTTTGTCTTCCGGAACCCCATTTGACAGGGTTGTTCACGTCTTCCTCGCCATCTTCTCCGGTTACGGTGGGAAGGTCAGGAATTATCTTGCCCGCCTGTACGCCTTCCAACCATTTCAAGGCAAGTTCGTAACGTTCTTTCCTTATTTCGTGCCCCATCTTGTTTGGCAGCCACGCAGAAAGATGGTACAAGGATACATCGCAGGTACGGAGCACGATAATGTTATTCCGCTCGCTACCGGAGGCGGCGAAAATCTTCTTCACATCGTACCGGCTTCTTAGATAGCCGGACACTTCCTCAATGGCCATCCGTTCGGCGGTTTCCCGTTTTTCCTCCGAACATTGCTGTAATACGTTCAGTGCCGTATTGCTTGCCACGATATAATCTTCTTCGGTCAAAAACATAGGCTTACCCGGTTATAAGGATTGCTTTCTTCTCCAGATCCTGAATGGTTGTACCCTTACGGAATTTCCTTTGGGTAATCATCTTTTTCAGTTCCTGTTTGGAATATACTTTAGGAATGCCTGCCACCATAAGGACAAGATACCGGCGTTTGCTAACTCTGGAAAGTTCTTCTGCCAAGCGAATGGCACGTTTTATCCTGTAACTCAAGATAAGGTCTTTAATAAACTGTTTCATCTTACCATATATTTTTAGGAGACCGGCGTGTGCCGATGCTCGGTTTAAACTTCTGTATTCTTGAATGCTTCTGCAATACATTGATTGCACCTTCATCAGCGTCGGGACCATCATCGTGTGTGCTGCTGCCTTTTTCGATTGAAAGTGTCTGTTCGATACCCGCCAGCATGTCCGGATCATTCTGTAAATCCTCGTTGTAAAAGACAAAACCGCGTTCCCAAAGCGGCGATACCGCTTCGATACGCTGGAACTTGTCCGGCTTTTTGCGCTTGTCGGCCTGTATGGGTAACTGGTATCCGCGAAGGTTTCCTTCTTCCTCGAAATCGTCAAGCAAGGTGTCTTGCAGGAAATTCGCCTCTATCATGTATTTGCAGATAACCCCTTCCGGCAGGCTTTCGTGTAAGTCATAGAACCAGCGTACCATTTCCGCAACGGAACATTGCCGGACAAAAGCGCGGATATGGTGCAGTTCTGTTCCGGCTTTGCCCCAAACCTTGATGGCCTTGTAGTCGTTCTTTGTAGAGCCTTTGAATGAGGGGTCGCAATAGGCGACAATTTCATCGTACTTGTCGAGCGGCAATATCTTTTTCCACCGAATCCAGTCTTTACGAAATACGGAACCTTCCTTAATCGGGTTGTTCATGTATTCCTTCTCAAAGGCCCGGTAGCCCATGAACTCCCGTTTTTCCCGGATGCGTTCCGGTGTCCAGTATTCCGGCCAGGCGGATTTGCCGTTCTTGTCCAGGACGTTAACCTGGCTTACTTCAACGCCTTTCGACGCGGCTATGTTGGCCAGCACGCTACATTTGCTGATCAGGTTGCCGACCATGATAAAACGACCGCCTTCGGCACCGAACGCCCCGAAAAGGGCCTCTTTCACCCATTCGGTCAGTTTACGGACACGGCTGTCATTTTCACACAATTCGTCGTCGTCGAGGTCGTCGATAACGATATAGTCCGGTCGCCGGTTCCGGTAGCGGAGACCACGCGGGGACTGTCCACGGCCACGGGCGAAAAAGGCCACGCCGTCGGAGGTTACAAACTCGCCATCCTGCCAGTTTCCGGCATTGTATTTAGTCCCGAAGTCGTGGGTATATCGTTTGTTGTATTGTAGTTCTGCTTGAATGTCGCCAAGCAAGGTGCAGGCGGCATCCTCTGACTTGCCCACCAATACCATAACGTTTATTTCACGTCGCTTCTGTGCCATGAGCCACATCGGAATCATGACGTCCATGTGTGTAGATTTGGCTTGGCCACGTGCCCATTTGAAAACCGCCTTCAATGTCCGGCGTTTCAGTATCTTTTTCGCCGCCTCAATATGGTGCTTTGCGGAAGGGATAACTTTGCCAGTTTCGCTGTCGGTACAATAATGCGGAAAGTAATATTCCACGAAATAGGCGTAATCTTTCCGGGCGCGGCTGATGCGTTCCATCTGCTCCGCCTTTGTCTCGGCTGTGTTGACGGTGGAAAAGTTCTGGATGGTCTCGCAAAGCTGCTTCCACCTTTTCAATGCTTCTTTCTGACTTATCTGTGTCGCCATATACATTTATATATTATAGCCCCGGATTTTCGGCCGAAACCTGTTCCGCGATAAATATATCCTGGTAGCGGTTGGTCATTTTCAGGAAATCCACTGTCAGTTCTTTATCTATCTGGGTACGTGCTACCAACCAGTTGTTATAGGAAGTAAGCACCTCGATAATAGTCGTGGCGTTGGTGCGCTTGTCTATCTTCTCGATGCTGGCTGCCAGCTTTGCCATTTCGTCGGCTGTCATATCCCCACTCTCCAGCCTTTCGTCAGCCTTCCTCATAATTTTCGCCACAAGCTCCTTACGGGTGATAGACTTGGCTGTGCGTAGCGCGTCCCAGCCACCATCATTAACCCACTTGTTTATTGTTACGCGGGAAACTCCGACCTTCTCGGCAACCAGCTTTTGTGTATCTCCGTTCAAGTAATAGAGCCTTGCCAGCTCCTTTGTTTTTTCAAGTTCTTTCTTTGATGTTGCCATAAAATTGATATTAGCTTTTCAGCAAAATTGTAAAGGAAATCGTGCCCCGGCAATTAAGGGTGTAACCGTTACATAGAAGTGTGTAACCATTACATAAAAGTGTGCAACCGTTGCACGCTTATTTTGACAGGTGTATTTACGATAATATGTTTGCAGCAATCAACGAACAAACGAATGGCAAAAAGAATAGTAATAAGCGATGAGTCGGTAAACTGCTACGGAACGTGGATCAGCACGGCGGGAATGGATATTTCCCAATATGAGAGGAATCCGGTACTGCTCTGGATGCACTGGCGTGGTGTGATAATCGGCTGCATCAAAGATGTGAAGAAAGAGGAAGGGCGGGTGACGGGAGAGCCCTGGTTTGACGAAGTGCGCGAGGAGTCCAAACAGGCGAAGGCGCAGTGGGAAAAGGGCACACTGCGTATGGCTTCTGCTAATGTGGATGTACTGGAATACAGCGACGCTCCGGAGCTTATCAAGCCCGGACAGTATCGTGCGACCGTCACCCGCAGCAAGCTGACCGAGGTCAGTATGGTGGACATCGGTGGTAATGACAATGCTCTGCCGCTTATATTGAACGCTGACGGAAAAGAATTGAAACTGGTAGCCGGAGAGGACTCGGAAAACCTTCCGCTGCTTATTAATAACACTCAAAAATCAGACGAAAAGATGGATTTTAAAGCAATCGCCCTGAAACTTGGGCTGCCGGAAACGGCAACGGAAAAAGAAATCCTTTCCACAATCGAAGTGCTGTTGGGTTATAAAACTGCCAACGAACAGTTAAGAAAGGAAAAGGAAGAAATGCAACTGGCTGGTATTACCACCGCGGTAGAAAATGCCATTAACGAACGTCGTATCACGGCCGAGAAAAAGAACCATTTTGTCGAGCTTGGCAAAAAGGTCGGCCTTGAAACTTTGAAGATGACCTTCGAAGCTATGACACCGGCGCAGAAACCAACTGACGTGATCCGACTATCCGGAAGAAATTCCGCTTCCGGTGAGTGGAAGAAACTTTCAGACGTCCCGGCCGACAAGATTATGGAACTGAGAACAAACGACAAAGCCACTTATATGAAGCTGTATAAGGCTGAATATGGTGTGGACTGTCCTAATTATTAATCAATCAAACAAATCAAAAAACAAATGGAATCAAAAGGAATCAAAGCTATTACAGCCCTGCTGTTTAATGCGGTGATGGGCGTTATGGTTGCCGCCGTGATGGGCGTTCCGGCTATGGCCGGAGCCGCTACCGCTGTCAGCGTATCATTAGTGGCCGGTCCTTTCTTGCCTTCCGGAGCACTTTGCGAAGGGGTGCTGACCGAGGTATGGACTGGCGAATTAATCAAAACACTTCGTGCCGGTGATGTGGCAACCTTTCTTGACGGACTGCCGGACTATTCGCAGTATGCTGAGAATGACGTAATCCACATGATTGATGTCGGCGGTGATCCGGAAGTGCTGGTCAATAACACGACCTACCCTTTGGCAGTACAGGATATTACTGATACCGACGCGGTGTTCTCCCTGGATAAGTTCCAAACCAAGCCGACACCGGTAACGGACGATGAACTGTACGCTTCTTCCTACGACAAGATGTCGAGCTTGAAGGAACGCCACGCAGACGCGATAAAGGAAAAGAAATTTGCCAAGGCTATCCATGCGTTGGCTCCGGACAGCGACAGTGCCAAAACCCCGGTTTTGAAAACCTCCGGTGAGGTTGTTGGTGGTGGTACTACCGGACGAAAACGTTTGCAAATCTCAGACATTATCGCGCTTAAGGATAAATTCGATAAAATGAAGATTCCCGTACAGGGAAGGCGTCTTGTTTTGTGTAGCGATCACGTTAACGATTTGCTTCTGACAGACCAGAAGTTTAAAGATCAGTATTATAATTATACTACCGGTAAAATTGCCAACCTGTACGGATTCGAGGTGTACGAGTATTCGGACAATCCGGTTTACAAGACAGCCGGAACAAAGGTTGCATTCGGAACGGCAGCAAGTACTAATGAATATCAGGCTTCAGTTGCCTTCTATACCAAACGCGTGTTTAAAGCAGCGGGCAGCACAAAGATGTATTACTCGGAGGCAAAAACAGACCCGCTTAACCAGCGAAGCCTTGTGAACTTCCGTCATTACTTTATCGTGCTTCCTAAAAAGAAAGACGCGATGGGAGCTATTATGTCAGAATATAAAAGCGCATAATTATGGGCACTCCGCGAGGTATCAGAAATAATAATCCCGGTAACATCCGCAATTCGGATGCTACCGACTGGAAGGGAGAAGTGCCTGCTATGGCAAAGAGGGACAACACGTTTGAAGAATTTACAGATATGGCACACGGCTATCGTGCGTTGATAAAGCTATTGCAGAATTATCGTCATAAGCACGGTTGTAAAACAATAGCGGACTTTATCAACCGGTGGGCTCCACGAAGCGAAAACAATACTTCAGGCTATATTACGCGTGTTTGCAAAGAAATGGAAGTTCCCACGACGTTTGTTCCGGATGTGGCCGATAAAGGTACGATGTGCGCCTTTGCCGCTGCGATAAGCCAGGTTGAAAATGGTATCCCGGCCGTCATGAAGGACGTTGAAGCCGGTTGGGAATTATTGAACAAATAATGTAACTCTGTGAAATCAGGATGGAAATACCAGAAATAATATCCATAATCGCCGCAATCGTTACCGCACCGTTCAGCTCGTGGCTTACAGCTAAACTGCTGCGCAAAAAGTATGAAGCGGAGGTCGAAGGATTAAGGGCGCAGGTGGAAGCATCTAAGGCGGAGACACGGGGCGACGAACTGGAAAATGTTAAAAACGGGATGTCCATCCTGATGGAACAGGTTGTCGAACCGCTAAAAAAAGAGATTAATGCGATACGTAAGGAACTGGCCCGACTTCGCCGGGCTGTTGAGAAAGTCAATAACTGTCCTCATGTTGCTGCTTGCCCTGTGCGTATTGAGCTGCAGAGGGCCGAAGAATGCGAGCCGCGCTCCCGTGAACCTACCCGGTAATCTTGTTACTGAACGGCTGGTTCCTGTTTATCTGCCTGCTGATTCGGCGCTTCTGACCGCACTGTTCGAGTGTGACAGCAATAACCAGGTTATCCTGAAAGCATACGATGAACTGAAATCGCAAGGCATGAACAGCCACCTGACGTTCGAGAATGGGCGGTTGGATTATGACTTGGAGACCGTACACGATACGGTCTACCTGCCTGCTAAAGATTCCATCATCTATGTGCCCCAACCCGTCGAGGTTGAAGTGAACCGCCTTACTTGGTGGCAGGAAACGTGGATGCGGATCGGGAAAATATCACTTTCTATCCTGGCTCTTTGGTTGGGTTTGAAAGCTGTTCAAAAACTATTAAAACGTAATTAATATGAGTTTACCAAATGTAAATATAACGCTGGGTAATGGCAATATCGGGGCTGTAACCCTTTCGGACGACGGTATTGCCGGATTGATTTTGACGGGTACGGCAGTTTCGTCTACACTGGAGCTTAATAAGGTCTATGTGATTGCCTCTACAGCAGATTTGAAGAAATTGGGACTGACGGCAGAAAATAATCCGTTGGCATATAAAGAGGTTCTGGGTTTTTATGAATCGGCCGGTGATGGCGCAGAACTGCATCTGTTGGTAGTTGACGCGGCAAAGACGCTGACTGAAATATGCTCAATGGAAGCCGGATCTCCGCTAAAAACGCTGATTGATTCTGCGGCCGGACGTATCCGACTGGTGGGTATAAACCGTAATCCGGATGCCGAGTACGAGCCAACCGTAACAAGCGGTATTGATCAGGACGTGGTTACAGCCGTAACAGCCGCTCAACAGGTTGTGGAATCTTATTTGAAACAGATTGCCCCGTTTGTAGTCTTGCTTCCGGCCCTTGCCTGGAATGGTACAACCGACAGCTTATACCAACCACGAGAGGGAAGCCAGGACAGCGTGTCTGTTGTGATGGCCTCAGACGGGAAATGTGGAGCAAGTGAATATTACTCGGCGGCTATCGGCAAAGTTTTGGGGCGTCTTGCCACTTGTGCAGTAAATATTTCGCTGGCCCGTGTCCGTGACGGTAGCCTGGTTGCGGACGGTTATCTGACAAACGGAAAGAAGCCTGAGGAAAGTTACAGTCTTTGGAACGCACTGCATGATGCAGGTTATATCTTTTACCGTACCTATATAGGAAAGAACGGTTACTATCTCAACGATGATCCGACAGCCGTTGCAACAACCAACGATTATCATCGTTTAAGCTTAACCCGTGTAATCCAGAAGGCCTTGGTAATATGTTATAAGACCTACATTGACGAAATACTGGACAGTGTGGCTGTTGATCCGGAAACCGGCAAGCTACCGCAGCCAATATGTAAGTATTACGAACAGTTGTTGATTCGTGCCGTAAATACGAATATGGAAGGTGAAATCTCAGGATTTACTGCCTACATAGACCCTAATCAGGACTTGATTTCAACGAATGCGCTAAAAGTGCAGGCGAAGGTTGTACCTACCGCTTTGCTCAAAGAAATCAATGTTGATCTGTCATTTGATAATCCTTTTAATAAAACAAGTGAGTAATGGCAAGTTTTAATTCAAAAGAATATGCGTGGATTGACGTAAATGTGGTATTGCTCGGCAAACCTGTAGCCGGGCTGCGTGCCATTGAGTACAAATCCAAACGGGCAAAAGAAGCCTTGTATGCAACAGGTAAAAAGGCACGTGGCATACAGATGGGCAAGAAAGAATACGAGGGAACGATTACTGTTTTACAGTCTGAACTGGTTGCTATGCATGCGGCCGCAAAAGCGAAAGGCTACGATGATGTAACCGACCTGGAATTTGATGTCATTGTTTCCTATATTTCGGAAACGGGAGTAGTACAGACAGACAAGGTTATAAATGCTTCCATTACGGAAGCTCCGAACAGCATTAAGGAAGGCGACCTGTATTCAGAACACGCGTTGCCTTTTATTGCCTGTGATGTAGAATATAATGTGGTATAACAATTTAAAATAATAATACGATGGATAAACAAGACATAAAAAATACAATTATGCCAGAAAAAAACGTAGTCCAGGAACAAATCGAAGCATGGAAAAAGAAGTACGGAGACGTGTTTTGTGTTGTCGTTGGTGATAAGGTTGCTTACCTGAAACGCCCCAGTCGTCAGGCTCTTAGTGCCGCTGCTGTGGTAGGGAAAAATGACCCGATGAAGTATAACGAGATTCTGTTGAATAATTGCTGGCTTGACGGTGACGAAGAAATCAAGACAGACGATTCGCTATTCCTCGGCGTATCGGCAAAGCTGGGCGAACTGGTGGAAGTGAAAGAAGCCGAGCTAAAAAAGTTATAAGCCGGACGGGTATCGCCGACAGGCCCGGCTGGTTGCTGCTTGCAGACAGTTTGATTCGAGCCTACCTGCATATCGACCCGGAAACGCTAGGCGACGAAGAATGGGGTTTGCAGGTTGCTTTGGCCGAATGGGTAAAATACGATTTTATTAAAAGCATGGGTGATTTATGGCAAACAAGATAGAATACATCTTTTCGCTCCGTGACCAGATCAGCGCTAAACTGGCAGGGATAACGGCCACCTCGGATAAAACGAGGTTGGCCCTTTCCGGCGTACAGGAAAAAGTCAGGTCGGCGGAAGACGTATTCCAGGACACAGGAAAGACCATCGGCTCACTGAAAGCCCGGATAGACGCTTTACAGGCTGAGAAGGAATGGATACCGGCTGACAATCTTCCGGCCATAAAAGAGTATAACCGTGAGATTTCCCGACTTACAAACGAACTGAACGAGTTGGAGACAGCTGCCGGTGGAGGTAAGTTTAAAAAATGGGCATCGGAAGCCTTCGACGCGATACCAGGGGCAAACCTTCTGAAAAATCCATTAGTTGCGGGAATAACCGCCGCCACCTTTGCGGGAAGTGCCGGCATGACCTTTGACGAAAACATGGCGAAGGTGAATATCACCGCCCAGTTGGACGAAGCCGGGCTGGACGATCTGAAAAAGCGATTGAAGCAAATCGCTGCCGACAACAAAACAGACATCCAGGTCGTACCGGTCGGCTTCGAGGCAATTAATTCACAGGTGAATGACGTTGAATTGTCCCTTTCCATATTGGATGCTGCTCTGAAAGGCAGCAAGGCGGGATTTACTGACCTGGATACTGTATCCGCGGCGTTAGCTCAGACGCTTTCCATTGTGGGTAAAGAAAATACAACGGCGCAGGAAGTGCTGGATACCTTCTTCGCTGCTAAGCGTGTGGGAGCCGGCGAGTTCGCCGATTTCGCCCGCTATATGCCGAACCTGATTGCCGGTGCCGACAATTTGGGTATCACTTACAAAGAGGTGGCCGGTACGTTTGCCTATATGACCGGTAAAGGCCAGTCGGCCGAACGCGCTGCTACATTGATGGAGAATGCTTTCTCTGTATTGGGGCGTGTGGATGTCCGGAAGAAGCTTTCTGCCGCCGGAGTGGATGTATTTGACGATACGGGTAAGATCCGGAGTGTAGTTGATATATTTACCGACCTGCAGAACGTATTGGGAGGGCTGAATGACGAACAGAAATCTTCCTTGCTGGAACAGTTCGGGCTGGTAGATAAAGAAGCCAAATCCGCTTTTTCTGTATTGATGTCCGACACTGAAAAGCTACGGGAATCCATGAACGACGTGGCAAACTCTACCGGAGAAACCACCGCCGCACTTGGTTATTCCCGAAATGCTGTGCAACAGGCGACCGAAGTGTGGAACCAGTTTAAGAATATCGGTTTGCAGGTTGGCGAAATCATATTGCCAGTGATTAGCGCGGGGCTGACTGTTGCCGGTGGCGTATTGGACGGCGTTTCAGTCGTGATGGATACAGTTATCGGTTTCTTCTCCGGCTGGTACGCATTGATTCAGCAAGGCAACCCGGTTATTATCGGGCTGACGACTACACTTGGAATCCTGACGGCAGCGATGGCCGTAAACTATGCCTGGACACAAAGGGCTGTCGTAATTGGTGGAATAAAAAAGGTGTTGGATATAACTCAAACAGCAGTAACGGGGGGATTGACCGCTGCACAGTTAGCATTAAACGCAGCGTTTATGGCCTCGCCGCTTGGTTGGATTGCAGCCGGTATCGGAGTCGTGATTGGTGTTGTTACGCTTTGCTGGCAGAAATTCGAGGGCTTCCGTATGGTAGTGCTCGGTGTTTGGGAGGTGATAAAAGAGTTCGGGCGGACCCTGTTCAACAGTATCGTCGCCCCGTTTCAAAAGATTCTTTCCGGTATCGGCAGCGTGGGTACGGCAATCGTTCAGTTGGTAAAAGGGAATTTCTCCGAAGCGGCCGAAGCCGCCAAACAGGGGTTCAAAGAAATCAGCCAGGGCGTTGTAACGTCCAATCCGGTTTCTATAATTACCCGCACAATCCAAAATGGCGATTATTCCACCGCTTGGGAAAAAGGCAGACAGGCTGGCCGGGACAGTTGGGCGGCATCCAGGGAGGATAAACAAACTCAGATCGTGGTACAACCGACTGAAACCACCCCATTGCAACCGACTTCCACCCCGATGGCAAGCCCGAACTTTGACAAGCTGTTGGCTTCGTTGGAGACCGGGAAGAAGGCAAGCGGCAAAAGCAAGGTGCTTGACCTGAACGAAACGCCGAGCAACCTCAGTGAATCGTCCGCTTATTCCGCCATTACCCAAAAGCTAAAACCCCGTGAAGTGTCATTGCTTCCTGAATCCATGCGTAAAGTGGCGGCAACTGTAGCGGTTCCGTTGGCGATGGCGGCAAGTCCGGCTGTGGCGGATGAAATACCGGTCCCGAATATCTCCGACGCATATAACGTAGAGAATATCCGGGAAACGAATAACACGTTCACCGCTGACAATAGTCGGAATTATAATAACAACGGTAGGACATATCAGATTGGTAAGGTATGCGATGAAGTGGTTATCCATGTCGCCAATACCGACCAGAAAGGCGGTGAAACAATCCGCGCCGAAATTTTGGGAATATTGGAAGAATTAAGCGAAGGTTAAGATATGGCAACGAAATACACAGTTAAAGAAGTGGCCCAGACGTTTAAACGGGTTAGCCAGTTCAACCTGGGCGATATGCTGCTCAACGTGATCGGTTATAAGGGGCTGCCTTATCCGGGTGGTTTTATTCCTGACACGCCTAGCAAATATAAGGCGGACGGCTACGAATACCCCGGCGAACAGGCTTCGGAAAAGACCAGTTCCGACTTTGGTTCCACGCTCCGGAAGAAGGACGCACAGGGACGCTGGTATTTTATGCCAATCGTGCTGGAGCATAAAGGGACGGAGTACGAGATACCGAACGCTGTCATTTCCATCCGTGGAAAGAAAAGCATCGTGGAAACGGCAATGGTCGGCCGCAAGGGTACGGTCAAGGAGTTGATTTCGGTCGATGATTACGAAATACGCATCGCTGGTGTCTGCCTGGATGTGGATTTTCCCGACCAGCAGATCAACTCCCTGAATGATTTGTATAACATCAACGAATCGGTTACGCTCAAATGCGCCCTGACTGATATATTCCTTGACGAAGAGGATAAGGTCGTGATAAAAAGCATCGACTTTGCCGAAATGAAAGGCTGTGAGACGGCGCAGGTGTTCACGATGGAACTGGTAACAGACCGGAGTTTTGAATTAATACTGGAATGATATGTTTGCTTTGTGTTGTGAAATAAAAATCGGTTCGGTTTCTTTTAAGTCGGTGCACGACGTAAAGATAAAACGAAGCCTGTACGACCTGATGGCGACCGCTACAATCAAGGTCCCGGTGACGGCTGTGCTGAAACATTCCGGGGAACCGCCGACGCATATCGAGACAGCACAGGCTATCAAGATTGGTGACAAGGTATAAATCAAGTTGGGGTACGACGGAATCCTGAACACCGAATTTGTCGGTTACGTGAAACGGCTTAATTACAAAGTCCCGCTTGAGATTGAATGCGAGGACGAATATTATCGCCTGCGCTCCCTGAACTGCGTATTCTCGAAAAAGGAAACAACGCTTAAAGACTGTTTGAACACCATTCTAACGGGAATCCAAATGGGCGAAGTGGTGGGCCTGACGCTGAAGAACTTCGTTGTAAATAACAAGCCAGGCAGCTGGGTTCTGGGTTATCTGAAAAAGGAATATGGCCTTGTGGCATGGTTCGACATAAACGGGAAACTCCATGTCGGTAAGGCTAACGACGTGAAAGGCGAAACGGTGAAATACCTGCTCCGTGAAAACGTGATCAGCGACGACGAATTGAAATACCAGTTGGCCGAGGACGTGAAACTGAAAGTAAAGGCTGTATGCTATTACAAGGACGGCACGAAAATAGAAGGCGAATTAGGCGAAGACGGCGGTGAAACGCGCACCTTTTACTATTACGACGTGAAAGACGCGGCGGAACTGAAAACACTTGCCCAGGAAGAACTGAAACGGTATTCGTTCGACGGCTACCGGGGCAAGATAACAACCTTCCTGCTTCCCTACGCCCTTCCGGGCATGGTGGCGAGCATCGAAGACAAAGTGTATAACGAACGAAGTGGCGACTACTTTATCGAAAGTGTGGAAACGTCTTTCGGGACAGGTGGAGGGCGTCGCACCGTTGAAATAGGTATCAAGGCATGAGTAAGGAAATGGAAGAATTACGCCGAAAGTTTCAGCAACGGTTCGGCGATGGCGGCGACCAGGTGTTCCAGGGGACTGTTACCGAAGTGAACGAGGAAGAATTTACCTGTACCATTAAACGTGATGACCTGGTGGACTATTTCGATGTGCGCCTTCGCGGTCTGGTGAACCCCGACTTGCAGGGCTTCGCTTTCATTCCTCGGCTGGATAGCACGGTACTTGTTTGCCGGATCGGGAAAAGCAATGAACTGTTCGTGTGCCAATTCACCGAGATAGACAAGATGATATTTACCGATACCGATTTGGAAGTAATCATCGATACCGAAAACATCGACATCAAGAAAGGTAATAAGATAACCGTCCATGTGGATGCGGAAAAACTGGAGGTAACGAATGACAAGGTGAAGGCCCTCCATGAAGCGGACGCGCTCACCATTACCGCCGACTCGACGACCGTTAAAACATCTACAGGCGGTGTGACTATCACCCGTGGTGGCTCAGGACTAAAGAAAACGCTGGAACAAATGCTGGACGGGATTTGTGCCCTGACAGTCCCCACGGCTGTAGGTCCGTCCGGCGTACCTATTAATATGGCGACATTTCAACAGATTAAGGCGGATTTGCCTAATTATATGGAGGGATAAATTATGGCATTAGTAAAAGCGACAATCAAATCAGAGATAAAGGAAGCCTTTACCCAGGTAATGGACCAGCAGGACGACGACCGGGAAGGGGCTATCGACAAGGTGGCGGATAAGCTGGCGGATGCTGTCATGAACGCCATCAAAAGCGCGACAATTACTTATACAGCCGGTCTGACAACTTCGATGGGGCCTGTGACCGGTACTTTTGGCAATACTATATCATAAAGCCTATGAAAGATTATAAACAACAGCCTGACGGCGACCTGGATTTTACGACCGGAGATTTGCTGATAGCGGAAAGTACCTACCAGCACCAGCGCGACCTGCTGTATTCGGACAAGGGCCATATACGGCAGAAGGCGGAAGCCGGTGTCGGAGCTGTAAATTATATGATGGACAACGACCCGGAAGGCCTGCTCAGAGCCACGCGCAAGGAGTTTACGGCCGACGGTATGAAAGTGTCAAAGGTGGCATTTGCCACTTACTCAAATGATTTAAATGTGGAGGCTCGATATGAAAACGATTGAAGTTGAAAACGACCAGCTGCTGCTGGATATAGCCTTGCAACAATATGGAACGGCAGAAGCTATAAGTGAAATTATTCTCAACAATCCAGACTTGAAAAATGATCCGTCAGCGGTTGTAAAGTCAGGTCGTGAACTTGGCTCGTTTTATCCTGATATAAAACTGGCCCCCGGATCTACCGTACAGATTGACGACGAAAGCCGCCTTGTCAGAAAGACGGTTGTTAAGAAAATAGACCGAAGTATAACCACTTATATGGAATCGCAATGGCAAGAACGATCGAGCAAATAGAAAAAAGCATCACGGAAAGGCTGAAGGTTTCCTTCGCTCTTTCCACCTCTGCTGCCTCGGAATGGCGGCTCTGGGTACATTGTATGGCCTATGGAATTTATCTTTTTGAAATTGTGTTGGACACGTTCAAAAAGGAAATGGACGAAGACGCAGAAAAAGAAGTGGCCGGAACCGTTACCTGGTATAACGACAAATGTTATGAGTTCCAAATGGGCCACGAGCTGGTTTTTGATACCGTGACCGGACTTCTGGAATATCCGACGGTGGATGAAACCGCCCGCGTTATCAAAATTGCTTCTGTGAACGTGGCGGAAGATAACACAATTATGTTCCGCGTCGCCACCGAAGACGAAGAAGGTAAAATTGTGCCGCTAACGAGCAACCAGCTTCTGAATTTCAAGAACTACATCGACGCAATCAAGTTCGCCGGTACGAAATCTGAGGTTATTTCGACAGATGCCGACGAAGTTAGGTACGACATAAAAGTTTATTATAATCCAGCCAATCCTGTAGACAGTGTGCAGGAAGCGGTGCTGGCTTCGCTGGAGGAGTTCAAGACGGCGCAGAAGTTCGGTGGTGTGATATATTCGCACAAGATGCTGGAGGCGGTAACGTCGGTAACAGGTGTTGTAACGGCAAAAATGGTCGCTCTTTCCCGCAAGGGCACGGAAGATGAAGATTTTATCCCTATCGACACGATGGCGACCCTGCACGCGGGATATTTTAACTATACGGAAGACAGTAAACTGGAAATGGTATCCATCAATGACATTTAGCGTATGAACATTATTCTGAACTTCAAGGAAATTATCCGCCAGTACGTTGCCCCGCACCGCAGGCAGCCAAACCGTCTTAAATGGCTTTGGGCATTGGCTGACCTGGAAAGCGTTTGGGATGCCTTTTCCACCTGGCGTGATTATTACCGGTACAAGGTTCACGTAACGAGCCAGCACCGTTCGCTGGAAGGACACCTGAACAAAACGTTCGGCGGCGGCATTCTGATAAAGAGCTACGAGGACCAGTTCCTTGCCATCGGGCTAAACTCGGAACCGGCGCACTGGGTGTTGTTCGAGCCGATGCAGGAAATCGCCCTGGAGGGTGAAGGCGGCCAGAGTTTCCAGGACGTGGACTTTATCGTTTATGTGCCGGCCGGTGTAGACTTGAACCTAGTACGAGCGGAAATAGAAAGATATAAGATTGCAGATAGGACCTATAAAATAATAATGAAGAAATGAAACGACATGTACAGGAACCGGGCGTAAGGAAGTGGTCGGGCAACGACCTGCTGGAGCTTCAAGGGGAAGGTCTGGCTGTTGCCGACGGCTTCTTTTCGCAGTATGGCAACTGCGTGATATGCGGCTGCCAGGTAAAAGAAAACAGTATAGCCGCCGGGCTGGTAAGTATCGGCGGCATGGTGCTTCCGCTCCAGGCGGTGGAAACGGTGGAAGTGTTCCCGGTGTATCTGGTGAAGGCGGAGGAACATGTCCAGCGAGAATACGCCGACGACGTGGTACGCGACATCGCGGTGAAGTATTTCGCCAAAGTCGTACAGGTAAAACCGGAAGATGGGGATTATATCGAAATCCAGGAGACTGGAGCGTCAACCTTTTTCGATAAAGTCAATGCGGTATGGCTCACCAATATATTAAAACAACTGGAAGATCTGAAGAAAGCGGACAAAACCCTATCGGATGCCATCGAACTGTTGAAACAGGCTGATGTGGAAGCCGGGAAACGCATTACCGCCTTGGAAAAGAAAATGCCGTCTTACCTGGACCATATCCCGACAGTGGACGATGACGGCTATGACATCGGTGTGGAGGTCTGGACGGTGGATGAATATGGTAATAAAACGTTCTGGAAATGCCACGATAACACCAAAGGCAAAGCCGTGTGGAAACGTACCGGCGAAGGTTCGGGTGGTGGCGGTTCACACAGCGGGGCGGTTTATTTGACCGGTCAAACGAATTTTACAAAAGCAAGTATAATCATTAAAGAAGGGTATTTGAAATGAGTAACGAATCAGGAACAGGCGTTTACGTCTATCAGCAAATTGTAAAAACAACGGCCGAGTGGGAAGCGGATAAAACGGTTCCGGTAGAAAACGTTTGGCTGTTTGAACGCCGTGATGACGGCAAAATCATAACCAAACTATCCGACGGCCAGCATTGTTATTCCGATCTCCCGACTTACGGTTTATCGGCATGGCAGGCGGCACAAATGGGTGGCTATAAGGGTACAGAAAAGGAATTTTACGAATCACTCGGCACGTTTGACGAAAAGATAAAGAAAGTAGAAAGCCTTGTGGCGTCGATGTCCGGCAGATATGCTGAAACTCCGACATTGGATTCCACCCCGACAGAAGACACGTTGACTTATACGCCGGAAGACAGCGAGGAACCGCGTGCTTTTGCTATCGGTCAGCAATGCCGCGTTTATGAAGAAGACGAGGAAGACTATGTGTTTTATCAGCTTTATGACATAAAGGGAAGCAAGGCAGACTGGCGTATTGCCGGAAGCGGTGGAATATCTGCATATCAGGAAAGGGCTGTTATTACGCTGTCAAGTAATCAAGGCGATGGCGATGTGGCATTAAATGGGACAAATATCACGGTGAAGTATTCTGATCAGACACAAGAACTGACATGGAATGGCACAGCGCTAGAAGTGAAAGTACCAGTTGGAATGATATACGAAATATCAGCTGGGCTGGTAAACGGATATACGTCTCCCCAAAAGCAGAGTTTTACTGCCGTTGGTGGGAACGAGCGTCAGGTGGTGTTCAACTACTCCTGTGAGAAAGTGACGGTAAACGTCAGCGCGGACGACAGTTCTGATTGCACCGGACGTACCGTAACAGTAAAAAAAACATCCGGTAGTGAAGTCCTGGGCAGTGGTAAGGGATCGCAGGTTGTTGTTAAGGTGCCAACCGGTACAGGTTATACCGTTTCAGTCGATAGCTTTACCGGATATACCAAACCCACGGACCAGTCGTTTACAGCAAATCAGGCCAGTCGGAACGTGTCTTTCGTGTATGCAAAAATCAAGGATGCGGCTATTGTTTTTGACAAATCAAAGAGTGATCCACAGAATATAACAGGTGAAATCAATTCGGGCGTAATAAAGACGATCCTGTCAAAGTTCCGTCGCTGTTTGTGTAAAAAAACGGCGGAAGGCGAGGTTTCAATCGCTTATCTTCGGGATGACAATAGTAATTTTTACGAGGACGGTACAGCTGCCAAACTGGACGGTACAGAAGGCGATGTAATGGTTGACTTCCCTGAGTTTTATTACAAGTGGGAATCTGTGGACAGTAATAAATTCCGTTATCGTTTCGCAGAATATAATGTGGATGGAACGTTTAAACATGTTCCGCGAAGCCTTGTAGGTGCTTATAAAGGTTATATGACTTCTAATAAGCTGTATAGCCGTAGTGGAGTACATCCTACAGTAAGTAAATCAACAAATGATTTTGACGGTTATGCAACAGCACGCGGTCAAGGTTACCAGCGTATAGATTTTCAACAGCATTGTGTTATTGCCTTTATGCTTTACGCGCGTTATGGAAATAGGAACCTGCAGGCTGTTTTGGGCATAGGTGGTGCAGTAAGTGGAAGCTCCGCAACCACAACCGGAACAAGTAACTCAACGGGAATAGCTGATACAAAAAATGAAACAAGTAAGTATGTTTGTGGTTTGGGTGTAGAAGGTGTTTTTGGTGGCATCTATGAATGGGTGAAAGGTGTTGAAATTAATAATCGTGTATGGAAAATCACAGATCCGGACGGTTCTACTCGAAATGTTAACGCTGGAACTTCTGATGGTTGGATAACGAATGTTGCAGCGGAAAAAGGTCCATTTTTTGACATGGTTCCGACAAATGTCGGTGGCAGCGAAACTACACACTATTCAGATTACTATTATCAAAATTCCGGCGGTCCCCTTGTTTTGGCGCGCTCCTGTTCCGTCTCGGATACGAGTGGCGGTGTGGCGTGTGCGAATGCGGTT